CAGTGTTCCCGTTGTCGCTATACGGTATGGGCATGTGGTCAAGCGGGACATGATTTGTTTCAGTGATTTCGATTTGAAAAGATGTGCCTCATCGCCAAAGACAGTTCCAAACTGCTGAAAGAACTCTTCGGGCATGTTTACCAATGATTGCCATGTTGATATCACAACTCGACTGCGAGTCGCTTTTTCCTTTCCTGAGTAGAGCATGTGACAGTGCGTTCGGGCATTCCAGCCTTGCCCGCCATACTCGATAAAGTCATGAAACATTTGTGAAACCAGACCCACGGTGGGTACGATAACCAAAACCTTTTTGTCTTCGGGTGTAAGGTTCATAAAATGTCTCATAAGTGTATAGATGATCAAAGATTTGCCTGAGCCAGTAGGCGAAAGCAGCAAGCAACGCTCGGTGTTCATAGCGTGTAGGATCGCCTCTAACTGGTGCTGGTGTGGACGTATCGCCTTCCCATCTATTTGTATATTCAATCCTCCCAGAAGCGATTCTAGGTGGTCTGCTGTCCATGTTTTTCTTTTACGGGACGGTTTGTCGAGTCTGTACCCTCTGTCGGCACAGAACTTCTCGACATATGCCTCTAGACCGGCATAGATCTTCTGCGAATACATGTTGTATAGTTTGATCTGTCCGTCCCACTTCTTCGCACGATAGGAGGGCATGAACTTGTGACCGGGAACTTTGAACGTGAAGTGATCAGACAACTCTTTTGCAAGATGCCTTTCACAACGGACTCTAATATTACAGGAGTCTAAGTCCTCAATCACAAAATCTGACATATGAAATATTTATGTCAGATAAACGACTGTTATTTATCAGTGTGGTATTCGCCGTTTGCGTCAAATGCAGACACGGTGTAGTTGTATGTCCTTGAACCATCACACAGTGGTGAAACAGCCGAGTTTGTGATAATAGAAACACGCTCTGATTTCATATTGTCTTGTTTTTCTATGGTATGGGGTAAAACACCAGCCCACAAAACAATCTCACCCTCATTGATCTTATGCACTTGGTGATACTTGACTTTCTTTGGTCTTAGGCATTCCCTAAACATAATCATTTGCATGCCATCACATTCCGGCATTGTAAAAACTAAGTTACCACCTTCACCTTGATCTAGGTTCAAGTAATACGAGCCACATACGAGCGACAGAAAATGAGTATGAACACTCATCGGTCCATTCTCACTTTCTACATTTTCATTTGGTGGTACACGAACAAACCATGATTGAGTGATGACTGGTTTTGATACCGATCTTGTTTTGTATGGTTTGTCATGATGATCGAATGACAAATCGCAATCTAGAATATCAGAGTAGAAATGATCGTATGCTTTTTGATACGCAGTTCTGAGTTCGAATATTGCATGATTGTTTGTGTAATCAAGTATTGGCTTTGCGTCTGGAACACTACGAGAGTATGAGCCATTAGACATCGAATCGATTGTGACTCGCTCTAGCAGTTTGTCCTTTAGATCATCGTGTTTTTTGAACTTGTATACAGCAACAGGAAACCCGTAATAGGTTTTTGTATCGATCAGTTCAATGTAATCATTATTAATCATTTATCCCCCAGACAGGAATCGTCGCCACTCAATCGCGTTCTTGATTTTAGTATGACGGAACGTAATCTCTTTGACCACATCTTCAAGATAGTCAACGATACTTTTAATGTATGTTATCACTTCTTTTCTTTTACACAAGTCATCATCACCATTCATGTAGATGGCAATATCATTACGAAGTATTTTGTGATCAAAAGGCTGCCAACCTTTTGCCTCAAGAGTCTCCACATCAAGTTTACCTGTGTAGTATTCCCACTTTAACTTATACAAACGATTGTATTCATTGCTCGCCTTTTCAAGACGCAACTTTTGATCGTGGTATAGATTGAGGTATTTGTTGTGTAGTTGTGGAAGACGCAGGCTCTCGGTATCGAGTTCTGTATCATCAATCCGAGCGTCCCGCTCTACTTGTTCTCTAAGTTCAGTAAGATCCATAATGTAATCCTTTTTACCCTTATCCTCGTTGACACTTCGTAGTGTAAGGACACTTCAAGTCATGTCAAGGGAAAAATCACAGGGATGATCCAGATTCAGGATCAACAAACTCATAGGTGTCATAAGCAAAAGTAACGGTGGCTGTGAACGGAGTAAAATCAGTCACAGAAGAATCAAAGTCAAAACCAGTAAGAGAGACAGGAAAAAGGTTATTAAACTGAACCCGAAGGTTTGGGTTCATTGCACTATTGAGCAAGATCAAGTTTGCGTTTGTAGTGTGATCTTTTGAGTTTGGAAGAATCGAGTTGTGATCTTTCACAAGGTAGATCCGCTTCATCCAGTTTTGAATCTCACGCCAGTTCTCAAGGTTTTTATCTACAAGGAATGTAACTTCGAGATTGTCAAACGTGACCCGTGTTTCAGGAATCTTTAGTGATGCAAATCTAGTGGGTCTATCGATAGGAGAGGATGTTCCGAATCCGGGCAACGTGACACGCTGACAGAAGTAGTTTAGTTTTGGGAACAGCGGAATCTGCAAACGGAAGAAGGTTTGATAAAGATAGTTTACATCAGTGGGCTGACCATCCGCTCTTGTCTGCGGGTTCTGATTTTCCGCACCAGATGTAAGACCGGGAACAACACTACCATTTGTGCTTTGTGAGGGAAGCGTGGGACCGTCTGTTGGTGTGTTAACATCTGTGGCAAACTCACCAAAGATCAGTCCACCTTCAATCCGTGGAATGATTTCATCACCACGCAAGTTTTCAGTGAGTGGAGTATTGACCTCATTTTTGATTGGACTTTGGAATAAAGGATTCTTTGTCGAAACTACAGTTTTGTCAGGAGTTGTAAAAGGAATGTTTACAGTTGCTCTCGCAGCAGTAATAGCCTGTGACTCAACTCGAACAAACGGGTTTACTGGTCTTGGTGGGGTTGGGTTTCCCACACCAATATTTGGTCCGGTGCTAATATCGGGTTTAGCCACAACAATAGGATCACCAATACTAATATCGGGTGGACGCGGAGGACGCGGCGGCGGAGGCGGTTGTGTAGGGTTTCCACCACTACCGGGATCAATATTAGGATTTACAGGAGCAGGAATGATTGTATTTGGATTATCATCAATCGGTCCACCACTACCAGTATCAAGATTGGGATTTACAGGTGCAGTGATGATTACATTGGGGTTATTATCAATCGGTCTACCACTACCAGTATTAATATTAGGATTTATAGGGGCAGTGATGATTACATTGGGGTTATTATCAATCGGTCTACCACTACCAGTATTAATATTAGGATTTATAGGAGCAGGACCGACTGTATTTGGATTATCATCAACGCCACCATCATCAAATGATGGTGTGTCAAAGATTGTGATAAATCCACCGCTATTGGTTATATCAGGATTACCCGGACCCACAGGCGAAGGAGGATTCACACCACCACCGCCACCACCGGGACCGAAATCTATGTCAAATGGGTTGTTATCATTAAATCCACCACCCGGAGTAATCTCTGGTCTGGGATTATTGATTAAGATAAAACCACCGGGATTGCCACCACCCGGAGGACCGCCACCAACATTACCACCGGAAGTTATATCAGGAATGATTGGGGGTCGGTTGCTTGCACCACCATCAACATCGCCGCCGGGATTGTTGTCTAAACCACCACCACTGTCGCGGGTTGGACTTGTTCCAAAATCAAACTTTGACATAAGTTCCTCTTTTTTATGTAGGTGTAAAAAGATAAGGGAGTCTTTCGACTCCCCTATCTTGCGTATTTAGTTTTTTACTCTAGATTATCCGCCACCGTGAAGGTTAATAATACGGAAGATTCTAAAGTATTGGTTATTACGAACTGCCGCAGCACTGTGAGGATCAGATCGGTCATTCGAAGGTGCTGACACGAATGGGTTGTTGACCATTCCGTAGCGGGTCTTGAAGCCAATCTTAGGCTGGAAGGTCGTTTCCGACACAGCACGAACCATTTGCAGCGGGACGTATGGGCAGTAGAACATACCAGCATCGTATGGGCTGGAACCCCTGTAGCCAACGGTCACATAATCAGCACCCGAGACAGAGTACGGATCGATGTAAACCTTGAGTTTACCGTTGAGCGTGCCAACAAAGGTGTTGCCAGCATCATCAACGTCAAGGTCATAACCAGTTGGTGTAGGAGTCAAGTTCAAGAAGCCAGACATCGAGAGAGCCGAAGCAACGTCGGAGGTGCAGATAATAAAGTTACCTTTACCACGACGAGTTTCTTTAGCAATCACGTTGGCTTCGCGGTCGATTTGGAACATCAAACCACGGAACTTCTCAGCACTCCAACGACCATCGGAGTCGTTCTGGACATCATAGATGCCACCGCCTGCGACAGCACCACCAGCAGCGGTGATACCAGCAGTCTTGAAGAACAAGTCACCTTGTTGACAACCGAGTTTCGCGTTGCTGTAGATCGAACGAATAACATCACGGTTGATTTCAGCGAGGATTTCAGCCGAGAGAATGTTAGCCAGTTCGGTTTCAGCGTCAAGACCGTGAACAGCCTTGAGG